CTTTACCTTCCATGATACCTTGTACAAAAGCACCAGGTGCAGAAGGGTCTGCTACTATATCTGCCGCTGTGGCTAGATGAAAGTCGTCTTGAACAATATTGATTCCGTTCTCCATTCTAAGAGAACCCAAACCTCTAGATGAAACGCCAAGTTGGCCTCCACCTTCGATAATTTGGCGAGCAATATTACCCATTGGGGTTTCAAGAATTTTAGCTTTGCCTATCCAAACATTACCTTCTTGTTTCAAACCTACGATGAGGTGAGATACACGGTCTAAGTTAATGCTTGGTGTGTCTGGATGACCCAGTTCACCAAAGGCACGGTTTTTTAGAATATATTCTTCGTTATAACGATTAACTTCATTACGCATTGTTTCTTCTTTATACATGCGTTTGTTACGGTTAACCGCTTCTGAGACAAGGAAAGGACCTTCAATAAAGAGTTCTTTCTTGCCGTCTTTTTCTTCCGTTAAATATTTAACGTTTTCTGTTAATTCAGTAATTAATTTCATATTAATTCCTTAAGGTGTTATATCGTATGGTGAACCATAATTAAATGCACCTGGTTCTGATAAATGACCACGTTGATAATGTGCATTATCTTTACGCAATTCCATAATAATATTGTATGTTGAGTTTGCAACATTTGCACCATATGTTTGAACACCAATGTCACCTAAACAACCTGGTAAACCAACAGCATTATTAGGTATGGTAATCCAATTTCCATTGTCATTGTATGCGCCTACACCTTGACCGGTGACACCAATAATTGTTTTGTTGTTTGCTGCTGTGTTGGTTGCCCAATACAATCTTGCATGACCTGTACCACTAAAGTTGGCCTCAAACCAAATTTTTTCTACTGATAAACCATAATACGGCAAAGCAGTTCCACCTGATGACAATAAACCAGGTGTAGCGTTTGCATTTAATGCACCATATAGTGTATTTGCTTGAATACGAGCATTGTTTGCTTCATCACCAGAAGTTCCATCAAAAAAACCTGTAATTTTAACTGTTGTTTTTTGAGTGGTATCTCTTAATATTTGATATGTAAAAGCGTTTGCCATTTTTTATTCCTATTATTGTTCTGATGTAATTTCTTCATCTTCTGGCTGATTGAACATAGTTTTTGCAACTTCCATTTTCTTGTCTTCGATGTGAGCCATTACACGGTTTTGCAACTCTGCATAAAAAGCATCACGCATTTCTTTTGCGTTATCTTGTTCTGCGTAGTCTACGATTGTTCTTGTTGCGTCAGTCATAATTTTCTCCTAATGAAATATTTATAGTATTCTTTTTAGTTTAGTAAATGTATTATCTACTTCTAAAGTCAAATCACCTTTTGGTTGCGGTTTAGATTTTGTTTGTGCTTTTGATCCATCACTTTGTTGCACTTGACTTTGGTCTGTAGGCATTCCTTGTGCCATTGCCATTTGGTTTTCTGCATCAACTTGTCCCATCATTTGTTGTTGTGCAACTTGTGTGGTAATTTCAACTGGTAAACCAATACCTTCAGACTTTTCTGTATCAATTTCTTTGGCCATTTGATCAATCATATCATCACTCATGCGTAGAACTTCACGCTGTACCCATGAACGAGAGTAATATGCACCAACATATGGATCAATTGAACTCAACAATGTTAAACGTTCTTTCATCAATTCAGCTTCTTTCAATTCGGAGAAGTTGTTATCTTTGATGAAGTCATAGAAGATGTGTTCTTTGAATAAATCCCATTCTTCTGCGGTACAAATACCTTTAAGCACCAATTGAACTCGTAGTGCGTGGTCAAAAACTTCGGAAAATTTATTACGAACACGTTCAATAAACTTATTAAACTTCAATTCGTCACGAGTAACCTCAGCTACACGGCCGATAGAGAATCCTTGATTAGGTTCAAGTCTGGAGACAGGAACACTCAATGCACCATATAGTTTCTTTTGGAAGTACTTAACATCTTCCAGCTCACCCAGGTTCTGTCCACCTGGTAGTGTAGTAATTTCTGTACCTTTACCACCTTCACGGCGAGGTAACCAAAAATCTTCCAACATAGACATATGTTTGCGGTCATCACGAACTTCACCTGTATTGGCGTCATACACCAACTTGTTTTTATACTTAATCATAATGTCACGCAGGTATTGTTCTGCTTTCAACTTTGGTAAGTTACCAACGTCAATGTAAAAAATACGGCGTTCTGGAGCACGAGAAATACGATAGATGACAGTCGCATCTTCTATCATTCTTAACTGGTTTAATGGTTTGATTGCTTTATGTAAATACGAAAGAACAACTGCTCTACGAGAATCCATAAGGCCAGAAACGATAGAAACAATAGAGTCTGTAGTAATTCTAACTCCAACAGGACCATAGTTAGAAGAAGAACCAGTAACAACCTTGTCATTGTAGATATAGTATTCATTTACAACCTTCATCACTTCTGCGCCAGTGCGATCATCTTTTTGTTTACGCATTTCACGAACCTTACGCAATTTGCGAGGGTCAATGTATCTAAGTTCTTTGATACCACTTGCTGGATCTTCTCTATCAATAATTACATGGTAGAAAAGTCGGCCATCAACATAATATCTACGGAAAATATCTTGTGCCATACGCTTGAAATTCATCATGCGTAAGATTGTTTGGAATTCTTCTTTGATGGCTTTTTTAATTTTTTCTGGTTGTTGTAGATTGTCCAGAATAATTTTTACTGTCTGACCATCATCGTCTTGACAAATTGCTTCATTAACTATGTCATCTATCGCAGATTCAATTTCGGGTTGCATTGCCATTTCACGGTAACGAGATATAAGTTCTACCTCATTTTTTGCAGTACCGTCTAGGTCAACATATGTGCCATAATAAGCGGCAGATGTAATAGTTAATGCGCCGTCTTCCTGAGAAGGAGGCGTAAATGATTGTTGGGTTTCTTGTTGTTCCTCGTCTTGTTCACGAGAAATAGTAAAACCAAACAGAGAAAATTTATTAGGTGTTGCCATATTACTTTATTTTAATAACAAATTCAAAAAAACATATAGGGGGCCGAAGCCCCCATAGTATCAATAAGTTGTGTCTGATTCCCACCATTGATATGCAAATGTTACTGCATATTCTTCAATGGAATCATTTGAACCCCAATCTAAATCAATTGGTGCCAAATCTTGTGGGAACAATCCTACAAATTTATATTTCTTTAGTGTATCACCAGCTTTACCGAATTGTGTAACTTCGGCATCAACTGAGTATTGAGAAATATTTGTTGCATTGGCTGCACGAACATTCGTTGAATGACTATTTAGAGCATTCATCCACGACTCTATAGAATTACGAATTGTAAAATCTTCATCGTTGATGATTGTTAATGTCCAATCTGGGAATGTTCTGTTGCCTGCCAATTTCAATTCACGACCAAAGTAGTAAACTGGTACAGTACCGATTGTTGAACCGGGTAGTTGAGCGGCTTTAGCCATGAAAGTAACTTTCTGGCCAGCAGCCGAACCATTGCTAGCAATAGTTGGAAAAACTAGAGTCACAGAGAATAGATTAGGACGGGCACCGTCACCAATCATATTCGCTCTAAATTCTGCTACATTAAATGCCATTTTTATCTCCTATTATTGTTTATTTATTAGACTGCACCAACGATGGTCGTAAAGTCAACACCTGTTGCAACAGCCACAAAATTCAACTGGATATAATTAACAGAACGAGCAGGCTTAATGTAAATATCGCCAACAAATTGGTTACTATCAATAACATTAGATGTATTGTTGGTTGTATCACAAACAACTTTAAAGTCTGTGATACCACGGCGACCTTGAACATCTCTCAAGAATGGTGTTACCAAAGAAACAAATTGTGCTCGTGTAAATTCATCATTCAATTCAAACAATGAATATTTTGCGGCAGTTGAAATTGATTTTTCTAAAATAATAAACAGTCTGCGAACATTAATTCTGTCGAATGCTGATGGTTTTGCTTGTAGTGTTTTGTCACCAAACAATACTGTACCTTGACCAGGGAATGATACAACTGGATTAATACCTGCTGCATATAGTGTGTCACGGAAAGTTTTTGATGGGTTCCATGCCAACTTGATACAGTTCTTGATTGCACCACGGTTGAAACCAGCAGGAGAGAACCAAGGATCTTTAATTGTATCTGTATAAACACACAATCCAGCGATATCGGCATTCAACGGAATGTAACGATATGTTTGGTTGTATCTGTCGTATTGGTATTTCCAACCAGAATCTGCAACGGTATATGAACCTGTTGAAGAACCTGAACGAGACAAACTATTATTCCAAGAAATAATATTTGAAGATTCGCTACCAGCTTGGTTAATTACACTTGAAGATGGTGGAGATACAAAAGCGATACAATCACCACGAGCCGAAGCAATATTGTCAATAACATATTGTTGTGTGGCTATATCAGCATCACCCGTAAATACTAATGAAATATCTGTTGTTTCTTTATTAGTAAATTGTGCATATGCAGTTTGTAAATTGCCTGGTGATACTTGTACATCTGTACCGCCAGCTAATCTTGAAGAATATATTCCTGTTGGAAAATTACCTACAGTAATTCTAGCAAATGTTGTTGTTGACGCTTGGCCCCATGTTGCAGATGTGGCAGCATAGTCTAGTGGATCCATTGCATAAACATACTTTGAGTTATTAAAAATAACTTGTTTATAGTAATTTGAAGATCCATTATTTGTTGCATTACCAGCTTTTGAGACAAATGGGTATGTTTCTAAAACTGTATTTGCAGTTCCTGTGAATTTTCCACCAGCGTCAATAACAATAATATGCATTTCATCATTTGAACCACCAGCATTAGTTACAATGTTGGATGTTCCTGGAACTGTTGAGAAATAATTTTTGTATGTCCATGAATTAAATGCAGTGGTATTCGCAGAATCGAAAACTTCTACACGAATTGAATTTCCTAAAGCGCCAGGATATCTTGCGGCGAATCCACCATATGTGTTATTATTTGTATTGTTTAAAAATGAAGCTTCATAAATGTCTTCATTTTTAATTTGTGACGCCGTTGCACTTGTTGCATTAAGTGACGATGTGTTAGCTGAACGAACCACCTGTAAATTATTTCCGTAAGCTAAAAAGTTTGCAGCTGAAAAGAAAGATGTTGCAGTGTCCGAATTAGGACCAGCCGGAGCAAATGTCTGCGCCAAAACTATTTCGTTACTGATTTGTTTAATTTTTTCTACTGGTCCCCATGGGAATGGTCCAGCAAAAGCACCAGCGGTTGTCAGTACGGAAGGGACTACTGTAGTTAAGTCAACTTCGGATACATTTACGCCTGGAGAGATTTGAAATGCCATTTGATTCTCCTTGATTTATTATATGTTCTTTGGCAGTTAGAATACCATATGAGATATTTATGTAGGGTGGATTTTACATCCTGTTAAGTTGGTCTCTAATGAAAGATGCATAGGTTTCTCCACCATTGGAAACTTCCCATAAATCACCATCTATCATTTCAAAAGATGTGTCTAAACCATCTTCAATGATTGGTTCAGGCAACATATTTTCATCCATCTGGTTCATATTCTCCAGCTGGATTTGTTTACGAATGTCGTGGTTAACGATTTCCTTGAAGTATTGTTGAGTTGTTACCCAAGCAAAAACAACTAAAGACATAACCAAATCATCATTTGCACCTAGAGCCGCAGCAAAAGAATTCTTTTGTTGTTCGAAAGTGGTCAATTCTGAATATGTGTCAAAATCAACAATTTCAAGTTTATCTCCTTCAATCAAAGTCTTTAGGTTGGAACAACCAATTGCTTTAACTTGAGGAGACATTTTCAGTCCCATTTGAATACCACGAGCAAAACCAGCACTTAGTTGTTGTGGTTTCTTGTTACCTGTGAATACTTTCCATAGGTTCTCATATTCAAAATCTGAGTGTAGTGAATCTGCAACCTGTGGATTATTATTAATTTCAACCAAAACATATGCATCATTGTACATTCTGGCAGCATTATAAATTACAGTTGGAAATAATATGGGTGAAATTGAAGAACTTGCATATGTGGCCACTTGTCTGTATGGAGTGGTTGATATGTCAATAACCTGGAACGCAGAACAGTCTAGGTTTTTACCTTCAGATACATCAACGCATACACAGTATAGGTGGTCTGATGTGTCACCAATTTGCGTTTTCTTAGGCATCTCATAAATCTTCATCATATCGTGTGTTGCAACAGGTTCACGGTATGCAATAGATTGCAGCTTGTAACCTGATACCAATGTATTAGATGATCCTAAGAATTCTGTTTCAAATTCTTGTCTGAACTGGCGTTCTGAGGTATTACGAATTGTTTCTTCTTTCCATTCTTCATCACGACCTGGTACCATAGACCAATGAATTTCAAAAGTCTTATAGTTGTTTTTCTTGTTGATTGCATCCATCCACAACTTGTAGAACAGGTTCATACCGTTCGGTGTAGATACAATAATAATCTTGGAAGTTTTACCAGAAGAAATTACAGGGTAAACTGAGTTGAAGAATTCTTCAGCAATGTTATTTGGAACGAAAGCAAATTCGTCCAAGAATACTAGGTTGAAAGAACCTCCACGAACCGCAGAACTTGATGTGGATGCTGCAACAATCTTTGAACCGTTCTCTAATTCGACATTACCTTTGTTCCATGTCACAACACCTTGTTGTAACCACATAGGTAAATTCTCATAGGCCAACTGGTATTTACCAAGAATATCTCTGGCCAATGAACCTTTGTTTGCAAGAACAGCCACATTTTGTGTGTCGGTGAATAAAGATAACCAAAGAAGATATGCAACTGAGGTGGTAGTTTTGCCAACCTGACGAGGACATTTAGTGATTGAAAATCTATTTTCGTGATAAGTGCGAATCATTTCCTTTTGGAAAGGCCACATCTTAAACTTCATCAAACCCACATCAACGTTGACAATCGTTACATAGTTTTCGGCAAAATAAACTGGGTCAGCTGCACACTTTTTATATTCTGCAATAGTTTCTAAAGTCCATTCAACCTTAACACCAACTTTTTTTAAGAGAGGATTATCTCTGTATGAGTCCTTAGAATCTAATACATAATCATCATCATCAATCTCAATCATTCTTTGCCTTTGAGTAACTTGTTCAACTCAGCTGTAGAACCCACAAAGATTGCTTTGTCAATTTTTGTGTCACCTTTAGATTCTTTTCCATCCATAGTACGCATTTGTTTTTGTACATTCAAAAGTTCTTTATTGGCATCTACCACATTCTTCATTAATGTGGCATATACCTCAAACGCACGAGGATGTTGACCAGCACTGGCAATCTGACGCAATTCTTCCATAGCTTCTTTTCCATTGTCAATCAACTCTTGTAGATTGTCTTTGGTTTGTTCGTAGGCATCTGCCAGGTCATTTTTTAGGTCTGGTTCGTCTGTCGATGTATCCTTTACAGTAGGCACCAATGGTTTTGGTTCCTGTTCAATAGGAGTTACATCAAAGATTTTTTCCATGTTCTTATCAAAGGTATTCATATGTTTACTTTATCATTGTTAAATCACCAGAAATTATGTTAATCCGTTTCCGCTAATATACCAAGTGTTGGCAGCAACTTTAAGAGCAGTTGCCATTCCATGTGCAGCGAGAGTTCTAGAACCAGTAGTTCCTGTTACAGCAAGATACATAACATCGTTGGCAATTGCGATAGTAACAGTATTGGCACTTGGACCAGCGATAAATCCGATGGTAGTTCCAATTGGATAAGAAACTGAATTATTGGCAGGAATAGTAATAGTCTGATTAGCAGTCGTTACATAGATGTGTTTACCAGCATCACCGATTGCTAGAGTAGCAGTAGTGGCAGTTGTGCTTTGTGAGATGCCAAGATAACCAACACTGGTGTTAACAATACTAGATACACGACCATTTGCAGAAAGTGTAATTACAGGAACAACTGTTGAACCACCATAAACACCAGAAGTAGTACTTAATGTGGTGTAATCCGTATTTGCTAAAGTGAATCCTGCATTTGCTTGTGAGAACGCAGCTTGTGCTAATGTAGTACCAGTATTTGCTTGAGTGGATCCTGCATTTGCTCGTAAGAACGCAGCTTCTGATGTACCATAAACTTCAGTGAAATTTGAATTTATTTTTAAAGCAGCTGCTCTTAGTGTATCGCCTGTGCCATCATTTGCTGTATTACCAACACTGATTACTTGTTTTGCCATATTATTGACCTTCTGTTATAGTTACGGCAGGTGTATTAACCTTGTCCATTGTTACTGCGTTATTTGAACTATCCATTGAAAATTCTGTATCATCCATTTTTACACTAGGTGGTTCATTTGCCCACGCATCAATTTGTGCATATTTTACTGGAGATAAGTTGTATGATGTAAATTTATAATTACTGGAATTATTAATGCTGTATATAGGTAATGATGAAATGAAGTCGCCATTAATATTTTTTAAATGTAATTTTTGACTTTCACGGTTCCAATATACAACTACTGCTTGAGCTGTGGCAGTTGCATAAGTATAACCCTGATAAACTACTTCACCAATTTGGTATTCACCTACACCCGTAGTGGTGTCTATATCAAATTCTACCAACTGATCTGAAGTAATTAAATTATAGATTGATGTTATAGAATGTTTAATAATACCAGTTTCTGAAGTTTTGCCGTATATGAAACCTTTAACAGTGAAATTTAAGGTCCAAATAATCATTCTGGTATCTTGGTTTCTATCACCTTCGTAAACAATTTCGTGACTAGCTGTATTCATTACAACAGGCACTTCTTTAATAATTCCCATTTCAGGAACTAAATTTAATTTTATTGTATAATCTGGTGTGAAATATGGAATAATATGTTCCAATACCTGTGTTGCATCTTCAATATTTCTTACATATAGATATAAGTTAAAATCAAAATTATATGGTACAGGATTATATTGTGCGATTACCCCTGTGGATGTTTGTGCAAAGTTTCTCGTATTTGTATTTTGTTTTCTGGATGCATCATATGCTAATCCAGTCATTTCAAATGAAAAACGTGGTAATGCAACTTGAACTTTTTTATCCAAGTTTAGATCATCCTCTAAACGCATAACATATCGTTCTTTGGTTGCATATGCAATAGGAATTACAAATCTTTCGGCTTCGGATCCGTTTGGATTAAACCTTGCTAATGTAATTTCATTAAAAAGGTTACCAAAACCGACAACCAATTTACGAATGATTCTGTTATATTGTATGGCTGCCATTAGATTGTTCCAAAAGGATTAATTTCAGTGAAGTCCAAGATATTATTGGCTTGATTTTCAATATACAAGTTATCATATGTTTCATTTCTTGTAGAATCTTTTAATGGATCAAATGAAATTAATGTGTGTCTTCCATTACTTGATGCACCAATAATAACTTGGCCATCTAAGAATTCGCCAGTAATGTTTGTAACACTTAATGTATTTGCTGGAGCATTCCAGTTTTGCACAATAGCCACTGCTGTTGCATTTGCATAATTATAATCTGGTGCTTGATACACAATTTCTTTTTGTGTATAGTGAACATTGTTACCAATATTGACCGTGAAATCAATGGTGTATGCAGATTGTGTAACCGCATCATCAATATCTGCCACACCAGTATCAATAACTTCTTGTGAATACTTAAACTTCTCAAGTTGTAATTCATAGAAGAATGGAATTTTACGACCTAATGTAAAGAAGTCTTTAGTTTGGTCAACAAATTTAATTTCAAACAATTCACCAGTACCGTTTAAGAAAGGTACATATATCAAATCACCTTCACGAGGTCTTGTGAAATGTTCTTGTGGTACACGCTGAGAGAAAGACCTCTTAGAAAGAATTACACTTGCACTATTCTTAATCTCCAAGCCAAATTTAGAGAAGAATTCTCTTTCACCAGAATACTCTAATGAAGAAGACAAATAGAATTCAATTGGAAATGCCGATTTGAATTTCTTAACAGGATCTTCACCATACAGAATGTCTCTATCTTCTTCATTAAAGATAGGCACATAATATGCGTCAAAACCCATAATCTTGATTGACTCAACAATCAAGTCTTCAACAACCCTTTGCTCTGCAATAGAGTTGTAATTATTAAAGTA